TCAATGAGATTATCAGAATTATCATCAAAATGTTCTGTATCAAGAAGAGATTTTTCTTCTTCTTTTCCAACATCTTTTCCACCGGGGTTGTCATCAACAGTTTGTTCAATTTTTTCTTCTACATTATCAGACATTTTACCCTCCCTCAAATTATTGAGATTGCTCTTCTTTCATATCTTTTTTTCAATAGATATTCCACAGCCTTTTCTGTGTTATCTTCTTTCCTTCGTTTTTCTCCATTCTCAAGCGGTCTTAACCCTTCACCTTTCATCCATAAGTTATAATTAGTCCTTGTAGGATTTTCTCTGAAAGCAACAACATGAGGCTTTGTTGAGTCTTTATCTACTACCTCAAGAACAGATCGTATCCATGGAGCATCTTCATTCGCCACGTTCACCGACCTGCTGGAAATTATTCTGTTTGCAAGATTCTTACAGCGCAAGCAAACAACCTTTGTCGTTTCTACAGATTCTATTCTTTCATCCCTGTATCCGCAGACAGGGCATTCATAATCATATAAAGGCATTATTCATTATTACTCTTTATCCCCTTTTCAGTGTGCCCTCCCTCAGATTCACTTTGCTTTCCCTCGTCAGGTTTTAAGCTACTTTTTACCATCCCGCTTATAACCTTTTTCCTCTCGATATTTAATTTCTCACGATCAAACTTTAATCCTTCCAGCTTAACCTGTTGTTCAACCTTTTCTGTTTCTATTTTTTGTTCAACCAATTCAGCATCTTTTTTAATCTTGCTGATTTCGGCCTGAACTTTATAATACTCTGCACGTTCTTTTTCAACCTTTGCACGCTCTGCAAGAATCTTGGCTTCTTTTTCTTCCTTCTCAAGTTCTCCCAGGTCATCTTCAGGCTCAGACAAAGCAGGCGGTTGTTCCCCGCCCTCTACCGCCGGCTGCCCCTCTTGGTCCTGCTGTTGCGGGAACATTATTTGCATAATACGATTCATAATTTCTTCAAACGGCAAGAACTCTCCCTTCTCCATACCACGCTTATAATTTTTATCATCAAGAATACCTAATGTCTTTAAATAATCACACAGCATTTTTGGAAAACCGAGTTCCTGCAATCGCATAACAAGAGTGCCAAATGGTCCCTGCTTCATTCTTGATATTATATTTTTTCTATTTGAGATATTGAGTTCATCAAGTAAAGCTTCCTGATCTATCGCCTTCATTTGAAAGAGGCTGATAGCTTCTTCTCTTTTTTGAACATTCGATACAGGCATTGTAGAACCTGTAACAACAGTAAGTTTTGCCGGAACCTGCAATTTTTCTGCTGTTATGGCCCTTGTTTTTTTGTCTCCATCTTCTTCATAAACAATCCAACGCTCAATATCTGTGTACCAATTCTGTGCGAGAGAGACAAAACATCTGCCACGTTCACGAATAAGAGATGAATACGCTCGAATTTTCCCCTTACGCATTGTAGATGCCTGCTCAATTAATGCAGAGATAGCTTTATAAGCAATGACCTGTCTCCCCGGAGTATTCGCATTCTCTAATTCAAAAGTACCAGCCACGGTAAAGAAAATTTCTTTAATCATGGACGCTACTGTGGCGAAATCATTTAAGTCACCATCAAATGTAAGATGCCTGATTGACTGCGCTTCCATGGCATTTGCAGGTCTTACGACCCCACTTACATTAGAAAATTCAGAATTATCAACTCCAGAAGTCATAGGGTTGATAATCTTAGACCTTGCTTTTTTGTCTTTCATTAAAATCATCTGAGAAAGACATTTATTGAATTCCATATTAAGCTGATCAAGCTGTTCAGAATCAGCTATTCCCCAAAAATTAGAAGTATCTCTTAAAGAGTTTCTTGCATAAAAAGGATATTGGTCATAAAGAAAACTGTTTCTCGCTTTTTCAAACTCAAGTTCCGGGTTAATAGAAGGGTTGGGATCATCCGATAAAACAATACTCCCTCCATTGCAAGTTATGATTCTACGAATATACCCAGGATATTTCGGTATTTTCTTTTTCGTTTCAAAAGAATCAGCGGAAGATTCAGCTTCCCTACCAAAGGCGCCATCTGCCATAGATTGATTTTTAATATTATTCACCTGTGGGACAGATTCATCTTCCGCTGGCTTGTTGATAATACTTAAAATTTCCTCATTCTTGTCTTGTGGATCTTCATAATCCACCATAGTATAATCTTTGGTCCAACATTCACAGACCAAAGCTACTTCTTCATCATCTTCATTTGCAAACTTAAAACTCAATAATTGTTTGACGCTGTTAGACAAAGTTATGAAGGCACCAAACATTTTTTTCTCTGTGTCGTGAGCGCCTCCACCAACTTCCCTTCTCTCATCTTCAATAAGATTATTAAACTCGGAATCAGGTTTTACTTTTTTGCCTGTCTCCGGCCATCTTCTTTTTATTTCCCGTACAGACATCGGGTAAAAATAGAATAACGCATCTGCTTTCTGAATCTCTCTTGGGCTTTTGAGATTAACCGGATAAACACCAAAATAAAGAGGATCTACAATAACAGTCTCTACTTCTCCAAGACCAAACTCAAGTTCCTGGTTGAACCTTACATGCTCAATCGTAATTCCATATAGTTCGCCCTGCAAAACACTGTCTTCAAATAATGCTTGCTGTTCCTGCTCCTGCCACCAATGCTCTGCTGTTCTCTGTATGAGATCGACACTCTCGCTTTGTTCAAAAGATAACTCTCCGATTTTTGCAACATTGAAAATAGGGTTGTTGTCGCAAAGTAAATTGACGTTCTTATTAAGGTGAGAATTTACAAGATTGGCAACGACATAGGGCAGGTCTTTATTCTTGTTCGCCCAATGATTGCTTCGCCTCAGATTATAATTACGCTTTATCTTTTCAGGCAAACCAAGTTCTTTTTTATCTTTAAGACTTTTCTCAAGTAAAGAAAATACTGTTTTACCTACATCTTTATGCCCCTCAGCAGGGATAATACTATGGTTTTCCATGAGTTCTCTTTTTTGATTCTCTTGTCTTGTGCGCTTTCAAAGCGGCCTCAGTCTTAAACTTTCTCTTGCACTTTTCACAAATAAAACCTTTGGGGACTTCTTCTTCTATCTCACAAACTATTGGAGTGATAGTATAATATCCCCCGGAAATACTTGTCATAACTCTATCATCTTGGAGAAATGGCCTTTTATTGCAAATGGGACAAGTCATATACTTATATTCTTTGCCATCAAGATGTGACGAAGACATCCCATCATAGGGCGGGAGAAACTGATTCCCATGTAAAGGAATCTTTAAGGAAGATAAATCTTTTACTCTCGCGATGAGAGAAAAACAAATTTCACAATAAATATCAACCATCTTTGGTTGTTTCCTTTCTTTCCACCTCTGGCTCTTCCATTGACGCAATGTATGGGTCTTTCTCATCTATGATACCACTTTTGAATCTATTACGTATTTTCGGCAACAAGTTTGTTTGCCCAACCCTGAAAGTGCCGAACCAAAAGCCGACAAGCAAAAAAACAAGATTACTCCCAACAATTCCCCATTCCATAATTGCTCCAATTAAACAGTATCGGCAAAATCTTTGACGACACTGTATTCATCACCAAAATCACTATACACATCTTCCATATATCCCCTGTGTATATCTTCCCTTATATCACGTTCATATTGGCTAGACAAGTCACCTTTTTCCAACATACGAATTCTCATTTCAGCAAGAGACTCAACCTTTACAGAATTTGCCTGCATCCCAATAGGACGTGCCATAAATATATGACAAGCTTCATCATATTGATGATCTTCACCTGTAGTATCAATATCTTCCACTTTTTTCTGATCAGACTGAAGACTTCCAACTGTGCGAATAAAATTGACACAGGTTGAATAAATTTGCACCATTGGCCTTGTGCCATCATCAGGAATTTTAAGTCTTTCACGGAACTGTCGTATTTTCAAATCTCTATTTGCATCACCTTTTGTCAAATAAAGACCGTGTTCTGCGAAAACTTCCGCAGTGCTTTTCCCTTGCCCGCCACCATTGTAATCAGGCTTCTTGCTGAAACAATCATGCCCTGCATATCTTACCTGCCTTTGATATTTTTCCACCTGTTGCGAATACTCTCTTTTCTTTATACCTACAGCAATCTTTGAATCTTCAAGCCGAAGACCTTTATTTATTTCTCCATTCCACCCATACCATTCATCAAAACGATACAGTCTTCCGTCAGCATCCAACCACCACCAGCCAACAGAAAATGGCGCGCCGAATCCCCAGTCAAAGGTCATATATACAGGTGCATTATCAGGGATAGGGATTGGTTCTATAATATGATTTTTATTGGAAAGCATAAAAGCCTGACCCATAAAGATGTCCCAATCACCATCCATATAAGCTGTGCGATAAGGCTCCGGCAAAGCATCAAGCCTGTGGATATACTCAGGGTCGGTTTCCATAAGAATCTTATTGTCTCCAAGTAATCCCGGAATATAACACCTTCTCATCCCGCCCTCTTTGTTTGGGGCCTTGCTTATTTTATACGGGACCAGATAATCAACCCATCTTTTTTTCACAAACTGATGACCAACCCCGCCTGGGTTACTTCCACAAACTATCCCTGGTATTTTATGTCTCCATTTTTTTGGAATTCTAAGAGCGCATCTAACACGGCTCCTAAGAAAATCATATTGAAATTCTGTGAAGGTCGTTAACTCATCTATAAGCAAGAGATGAATTTCCGCCCCCTGATATTGAAAAACATCAGCCTCATACTGACAATGGCAGAAATGGAGCATCGAACCATTATCAAACTCCCATCTCCTATCACGAGTTTTATAAGAACACACGTCTTCAGGAAAAAAAGTACGGGAAGGCAAAATATGGTTTTTCTCAAGCTCAGGGAATGTTCTACGGAATAAATATACCTGCAATCCGGGGACCCTAAGACACCATATCAACCCCTCCATTCTCAATGCGTGACTGTTATGAGTAACAATAAAATCATTTACTATATACAATCCGTTAGGATTTGACACAGTGATACAACGCATTTCTACCGGATCACCTGCCACAATTTGCGTTATCCGCTTATTTACACATCCTGTATTTACTCTTGTTCTTTCCTTTTTGCGCTTTAAGGTAAATAACTGTTCAGGATTTCTGTGCCTAATATGCAAGTTATATGCCTTATTACAGTAAATCTTTTCGCCATCATCATTTCTATAGAATGGTTCTTTTTCGGATATAGTCACAACAGATCCCAAAGACCGTAGGACAAAAGCTACATCTTCAGCTAATTTCGGACTTGTCGTGCAAAATGAAATATATCCGTTTTGGTCAACAGTGCCATCGGTGTCCATCAAGCCACATATAATTTCATATCGTTGGTCGATTGCCCCATATTTATAAAAATCAGGAATAAATTTTTCTGCTGCCTTACATCCATAAAGGTTTAATCCAGTAATTTTTTCGATATATTCAATACGTGACTTGCCTGTAAATGTATAGGCCAAAGCCTCAGTTTTTGACTTGTTGTGTATGCTATATTCAATCCCTAAAGAATCAAGCACTGTACTCATGTCATCTATGCTTGTAATAGAAATTTGTTTATGGCCTAAATGCCCATCCCCCAATAATACCCCAAGCAGATATGGGTCAACATCATGTTTCCACCACCGGCACTGACGATTAAACGGCACTGCCATATTCGTTTCGGTCAAAACATTAAATCCTTTATCAAGCCATGATTTAATAGTTTTTGTAGTGACAACTTCATTCTGCGCAAATGTTCTTTTATTTTTTATTTTGCGCGACCGTCCTGATTTATGTGCCTGCCAAAGATGTTCTTCACTGCAAACAGTGCTCGTTCCGTCACTGAAATATACATGCTGTGCCTGATGTGTGCTGACAGGATGCACCAATACAACCTTACCTACCGAACCATCAGGATTTGTAATTGCACAACCTTCAGTTAATTCACCAAGTTTTCGAAATCCAAATGGCGTAAGAACAGGAGTGTCAAGCGGCATCGCTTTTCCTGGGCCAGCTGAGCCGCCATATAGTATTTCATTCGCAGCACACTGATGGAGAAGCATCTGCTTAGGCTGTGGTGTGTAATCAATATCTACTGACACAAACTATCTTCTTCCTCTGAAGGCAATTCATCCGGCTCCGGTATCTGAGAATTGATATGAAAATCATGGCTATGTTTAAGTTTTAATTCAGGAACATGAAATATTTTTTCGGTAGAATCGACAGCGGTAGCCACTGTCTTATTGTCTTTTTCTCTATATTCGAGAACGGTTTCCTCTTCCCCCTTGAGGACAATACTATATCCTTTCGGTAAAGTTTGCCCTGCCGAAATTTCCCCTGCCACCTTAAAGATCTTTACAGCTTCAGCACCAAAAAGCTTTTTCCTTTCCTGAGCTACAAATTCAGGGGTTATCCCGACATCAACGAGAGAAAGCCTGTACGGAATTTTCATTGCCTCGATAAGTCTCTTCTGAATAGCAACTTCACTATTATCTGAATCGTCAGGCAATACCTCCGGCTCCAGGTAGCTTCCCTCTTTGACAAGCTTTTTGACAATACACTTCTTCTGCTTTTCAGAATAACTCCCCTCTTTGATTCTCCTGATTATTGTACCATGCTCATCCCCTAAAGACTCAGGATCTACATAGGGGCCGAACTCACACGGCATTGTATCAGGGTTGGGAGGAGGACGATCTACATTTTTCTGGGGGGAGGTTTGGGGAGTTCCAGAAGCTTCAAGAAGCAGACCGTCCTCGGAGTCGATACTACTTTCAAACAAAGGATCTTGATTTTGGCTGTTACCAATATCTTTGTCGCTATTTCGCATAGTACCCCCTTAGCACTTTCTTGTTGAATTTGCAACTCTTTTTAGAAATTGACGCATTCATCTGTGTCGGCTGACCGACAACCATCATTATCCATGGGGCGGATACGATATTGAGAAATTGTAACAACTTCCGGTTTTAACCTGCACCAATAGAGAGTAATACTGCCCTCCCTCTGAATTTTTGCTAACCACCTTACGTTAACATGGACATCCTTTCTACCGTATGCCCATTCCCTTAGATTATCAATAGAATAAAATGTTTGCGTACGTAGATTATAGCACTCAGAACAAATAAGTTTTCTCATATTTACCCTTTCTTTTTTGTTTTCTTCTTACGCCCCATACCATAACAAGCAGCAACAGACCGCTTCTGTGATTCTTCAGGATGCTCCTTGCGTCTGACGGGCACGCATCTTTTGACATACTTCTTTAATGGCTCGTTCTTCTTACGCTTCGGCATTTCAACCTCCTCTTCCACTATATCCGGAGAAGTCAACTTTCTTTCTTTTTCTCCTTTTTTATTATTGCTCCAAAATAATCCCCACCACTTTCCTGCCTTCCTTAACCTCCTTATAAGAAAATTTTAACTCCTTCCTTGCAACCTCTATCACCTTCTGCTTAAAAGAACCATACGAAGGATACATATTCTCCAACCCAAGCATGGCCCTGAGCTTCTCAATACTGATCACCGTCTCCCCGATCCACTCATCCCTCTTCAATAACTCATAAAACCGAATAGAATAAATAGACCTGAACTTCAAAACCTGCTTCAAACTGTACGTGGTAAATCTCTTTTGAAGATCAAACAAATACGGCTCAAGCTCCTGAGCAAAACGGAACGACACAATAGCACTGTTCCTCTTATACTTCACAGAAGAAAACCAATTACAAATCACCTCTGTGTCCTCATCAGGGCAAAAACACAACGGCTTCCTCATAATAAGCTTTACCAAAGCCCTGAATACCCTGTATATCTCTCTGTTGTTCTCTCCCCCCACCAACCTCGCAAACTCCCGTATGTGAAAAGAATACTCCCCATTCCTCATTCCCCTCTCTATCTTGCTGATGGCAAATAAAACAAACCTCTGCTCATTAAATGTAAGCCTGTAACGTGCATCAATAAGCTTATTGTCTTTGTAAACTTTCAGCTCTTTCCTACCCATAAAAATCACTCTACCACGAAATATAACTTCTTGCAAGCTTTATATCTCAAGTGGGGGTAAAAGTTATACTATTTGGGGGTAAAAGTTATATTTAACCCTGAAACTCTTAATAAAAACAAATACTTGGATACCCCCTTAAATGTTAATATACAAGAGCCTTACTTAAAGAAACCCCCATACCTTGTAATCCTTAGAGCCATGCGACTTTCGAGAGATGGCTACTATAACTCTTAGCAAAACGTTATATTTACCCATGTTTTCAGTGAGATCCCCCAAAAATTTGGGAGGCTGAAATCCCCATGTACCTAGCATCTTCAACATTTCTCTCCCCCCTTCCCCCCGCTGGGGGAACTCCGGCAAAGTCTTGCCGGAGCGTGTGTGGGATAAACATGAGGGTTTCCTAAGAAAGAACGGGGGAAAAGAGGCTGACAAAAAAGCACAGACTAAAAGGGTTTGAGAGTTGAAAATCCCTAAAATTTGTGAGGGGGGTAACTACTGATTCAACAACCAAACTTCTCTTTTTTCCCTCAAAATCCCCTCCCTACATAGTTCCAGGGTTCCCACGCCCGGCGCGTTGACCTTGAAGACCGAGCTCCTCCCCCACTCAGTACCGGGGATGACACGACCGGGGGGATGGCACACGCACAGCAGGCGCAAGCATAGAAGGTGCATCAATCATATATCCTGCATGATGGGGGGGGGTGTGTTTCAATCTGTTTTCTGCCGGGCCCGGAAATATGTCGGAGATATTCGATGGCGTTTCCTTCATAGTGCACCTGGAGCCGGAGAGAAAGAGCAACATCCCTTCTCAAAGTGGACTAACTAGTAGACTAACTTTCGGGGGGATGGATAAAGGCAACCCCCCCCAGGGCGAGGGCAGGAGTTGAAGACCTGGAGCCGAGTTGTCCGGTAATCCCGGATAAGTGAAAGCCTGACTTGACTAAGAAGAAAGGCAATGTAGTCACATTATGAGCAATGTAGTCACATAAACTGTGCAGAATGTACATTTTAAAAAGTGGCATATGCCTTGGCATATGTTTACTCAAATAATCAGTCTCAAAAAAAGATTGTCTTTTCA